ATCACAGTAAAAAATCAATCTAATAAACAAATCATTACATGGGGTGTCGGCGATTTTCACACAGACAGAGTAGATGTAACTTATGTAAAATGTAAAGACGAAAAACAATTGATGTTTGAGTTTATGAAATTTTGGATTAAAAATTATCCAGATGTTATCACAGGCTGGAACACCAAGTTTTTTGACTTACCTTATTTGATGAATAGAATTAAACTGATTGCAGGTGATAAAGTTGCAAACAGAATGTCGCCTTGGAATTTAATCAATAGAGGTGAGGTTGTTACACATGGTAGACCTCAAACAGTTTATAATCTATTTGGTATTTCTATGTTAGATTATCTTGACTTGTATAAGTGGTTTATACCAACAAGACAAGAAAGTTATAGACTAGACTTTATTGGTGAACTAGAACTTGGTCGTGGTAAAGATGACGCAGGTTATGATACATTTAAAGATTGGTATACTAAAGACTTTCAATCATTTGTTGATTACAATATTCAAGATGTTGAAATTGTTGACGCCTTAGAAGATAAACTAGGTCTTATTGACCTGTCACTTACTGTTGCATATGATTCAAAGGTAAACTATGATGATATATTTTCACAAGTAAGAGTATGGGACACATTGATTGCAAATCATTTAATGCAAAAGAATATATGTGTGCCACCAAGAGAAGAGAATAGTAAAGAAACAAAATATGAAGGCGCCTATGTAAAAGAACCAATCATTGGTGGCCATGACTGGATTGTTTCGTTTGATATTAACTCTCTATATCCACATATTATTATTCAATACAATATTTCGCCTGAAAAGATACTTGGTGAATCATCTCATGGTGTCAATGTTAATAAAATGATTGACATGAAAGTACCACTTAACTATCTTAAAACTGAGGGTGCATGTTTGACACCAAACGGTGCCAAGTTTAGAAATGATAGTCAAGGTTTTCTTCCTGAAATGATGGAGAAAATGTACAATGAAAGAGTTGTATTCAAACAAAGAATGTTAAAGGCGAAAGCAGAATATCAAAAGACTAAAGACCCTAAACTTGTCAAAGAGATTGCAAGGTGCCATAATATTCAATGGTCAAAAAAGATTGCTTTGAACTCAGCTTATGGTGCAGTTGGTAATCAATACTTTAGATACTATGATGTAAGACAGGCGAGTGGTATTACCACAGCAGGTCAATTTATTATTCGTTTCATTGAGAAGAAAGTGAACGAGTATCTAAACCAAATACTACAGACAAAAGGTGAAGTAGATTATATCGTTGCCTCAGACACAGATAGTATCTATGTTAGATTTGGTAAACTTGTAGAAAAAACTTGTGAGGGTAAATCAAGAGAACAGATTATTGATTTTCTTGGTAAGGTCTGTGACAACAAGATTGAACCATATATTGAAAAGTGTTTTGAAGAGTTAGCAGATTATTCTAACGCATTTAAAAATGCCATGGTTATGAAACGAGAAGTTATCGCCAACAAAGGTATATGGGTTGCAAAGAAAAGATACATGTTAAATGTACTTGATGATGAAGGCGTTAGACTTGCTGACCCTAAACTTAAACTCATGGGTATCGAGGCAGTTAAATCATCTACACCACAAGTTTGCCGTGGTAAGATTAAAGAGGCAATCAAAGTCATCATGGGTAAAGAAGAAAAAGATTTACATAAACTGGTTGCAGATTTTAGAAAAGAGTTTATGAAACTACCAGCAGAAGCAATTGCTTTTCCTAGAAGTTGTAACAATCTTAAAAAGTATAGAGATAGTGCAAACATCTTTATCAAAGGCACACCAATCCATGTGAAAGGTGCATTGGTTTATAATTATCAAATACATAAACGAGGTCTACAAAGTAAATATCCTTTGATACAAGAAGGTGATAAGATTAAGTTTATTAAATTAAAAGCTGCTAATCCATTTAAGTTTGATGTGATTAGTTACATGACAACTTTACCAGAGGAGTTTAAACTACAAGAATACATTGACTACGACACACAATTTCAAAAGACTTTCCTAGACCCTATGCGTTTCATTCTGGATGCTGTGAACTGGAAAGATGAACCACAAGCAACATTGGAGGCATTCTTTGGATAATCCTGTAAACATAAGTGGTCAACTGTTGGAAGATATGGTTGAAAACTATTGCGTATCAAATAAGATAAGTTATAAACGAGCCAAACCTGGCGCCCACGAAATAGATTTTATTATTGATAGCAGTAAAGGTAAAATATTTGCCGATTGTACTAATCAAATGACAGGTGGTAGTGTAGAAGAAAAGTTACCACATAAACTATGGAAGTATTTTAAAAAGTATCAATACAGAAATGTTTATATTGTAAAAGGTGACCATAAGATATCACCTAAAGTATTAGAACATTGTAATGAG